AACTCTTGATGCTTCTTTTGAGCGAAAAACCGTTCGTCCTCAAAGATAGGAGCCAAGACGTTGCGAATACGAAACTCCTTCTTTCGTGTAAGCTCGCCGTCTTGTCCCTCAACCTCACCACGAAGCTCGATGATAGAAAGGGACTGGCCTTTCATCTTCGCCATTGTTTGGATATGGTGCCCAATGTACTTCTGTGCGGCGATGGTTTCCAAGCCGAGCTTACGAAGCCCCCACACTCCAGCAAGGCGAAAGAGTTCGTTGTAGAACTCGTCGTAGCCACTTGCTTTAAGGAAGTAGTCAAGGAGGTAGTAGTTATTATCGGCTGAAAGCCCAACGATAGGAACTGCATGACGACAACGGCCCATCCCTTGATTCCCAGAGTGGTTAGGGTCGGCGGTCATACCGAGGCGAAGGTGAGACACAGGAAAGTCTTTGAAGACCCGTCCGTCTTTGGCGTGATGCCGAATCATCTTCTTAAAGCCATTCTTCTCGTTCGGCTCTTCAATATAGAACCAATTAAGCCAAGGCTCTTTGAAGTCAGCATTCTCAGGAGCGGCGGGGTTGTTGAGGAACTGGCAGGAGAAGTTGTAGTTGCGAAGCCGAGCCTTCCAACGCATCAGCTTCTCAAAGCTGAACTCTTCGGGGAAGATAGGCTGGTCAGTTGGGTGAGCGTCGCAGCAACCACCCAGAGCGGAGTGGGTTACAATATTGAACCAAGGTTCATGCTCACGAATGTGTGAGTTAAGGTCGGTATAAGACCACCGATTACCCACAACGAACTCGTCGTTTTCGTGCGTTGCTGAGGAGGGATTCTCAAAAGCACCGACAAGAAGCTGATGATACTCAATCGTCTTTTCCATTATCGACACGGATTCGATGGCCTTACGACCAACGAGGTCGTCTTGCACAAGGAGTCCGTCGTAGTGCCTTGACTGAAGCGCACCACCCACCCCCAAGAAGTCGAAGGTTCCTTCGCCATGCGAAGAAGCGCCGGGCGTCCGTTTATGATGCAACGAGTAGTTGGACCAAGTACAAGAGGAATCAGGGAGTATCTCTGGGAAGAGCACTCGGAAAATCGCGTTTGAGCCGTAGTGTCCACTTATCCTTGAGCCTAGCTTCGAAGCGTTCGTTATATTCTCCGCTACGAGTAAGTTGCGACTATCGCGTCGATGCATACGATGCATGAAGGCGATGAAATCGTCACCGTACCCGTTCTGTCGAAAGACATCTTCGTCACGACTGTCGAAGGGTAACGAGCGCCACATGGGAAACCCCTCACTACAAATCGTGGATTTGAAGTGGTCGCGTGGTAGCTCGTAGACGTCTTTGAGATGGTCACGCTCAAGAGATTTACACCAATTCTTGTGAAGGCCCTCAGTAAGACGCTTACGTCCTAACGTGTTCTTAACGAAGTAAAAGAGCGAACCCAAAGCGTTCATACGCATCTTCGACAGCTTAACGTCTTTAGCGTCGGTCGAAAGAATCTGAACTGGAGCGAAGCTTTGCATTATCGTTGGGCGAAGCTCTTCCTCCGACACATCGCATCCCTACGCTTTGCGGGTATCTCTTTCGATGCAAAGCTGTCGGTTATAGGGTAATCTCGTGGTTGGGCTGACAAACCGTTCGCTCCTTCGCCGGAACGCTTCGGACGGTTGGGTTTGCCAGTACGAGTCTTTGGTTGTGCGCTCGGTGATGCGAAGCCGGCCATGTTAGAGCTCCTTCAAAAGAAACTGAAACCCCAACTTCAAAACCAACCCCAAAACCAGCGGGGCTTTCACTCTAGCCTGCACGCCACAAAACCCCTCAATGGGTTAAGCTCAGGAGCCACACGAACGGATCGTGCAGTACTAGGTCGTCAGCAAGCCCCGCTAGGAAAGCGACGTTGCCTAGATTCACCACCGAGTGTGGCTCCATTTTAATTCACCTTCGCCTTGTCTACATAAGTAGACGCAATTTTGTTGCCTTCGGTTGCCGCCGCATCCAGAACCGCCGCAGGCACACCAGGAGCGACAGCCGCTTCGCTGTCAGTGGCAGGCAATGTCCTATCAGGATCGCGGTCTAGTATTTCCTTCGCAGCCGCGAAAGCCGTTCGCATATCTCGTCTTTGAGTCACAGCGTCCACCAGAAACCTCACAGCCGCAGGTACGGCTTGACGAAGCTCTTCATGAATGAGGTTTACCTTTCCCTTCAAAGCCGCATCCATCGCCGTTAGATGGCCGTTCATCAAAGCTGCTTCGTAGTCTTGATACTCCTGAGTTGCAAGGAGCTGAGCAAGCCCGCTCACCGTCATATGCATCTCTTGGGCAATCATCTTGTCAGAGACGCCGGCGATGCGCCAGCGAGCGATTTGCGGGATTTTGATGTTTCGAATTTTGAGGGTGAAAGGCATTAGTCGTCGCAATCTCCCAAGAGCCAACGCTTTGCTTGGTCGATCATCCAGTTGATCGAGGAAACCTTTGTATCGTCTTGGACGATAACTCCTCCAGTGATTCCAGTGTCCTTTTCGAACTCATCCGTAGTGTCGTACACAACCACGACAGTACGCATCCTGTCGGCCTTCTCCATCGCCTTCATCAGCGTGTCGGTAGCCGACTGCCCCGCGTTGATACGCTCTTGCTTCAGCTCTGCCATCGACCGAGCCTACTACTTAGTCACAGCCGCGGGCGGCGCGGCGGGCGGTTGGGCCGAAGGTGTTGCAGGGACTAGCTGTAGGCCGTTCTGCTTCTTCGAAGCGATAGCCGCCTGTACCTCCTGAGGCTTGTGGCTGTCACAGGCCGGGTTCGGGTTTCGTTGCCAGTCCTCTCGGTGGGAGCCAGCTCCACAAACTACGCAGTTCTTAACCTCGTTCGCCATATCGACCTCCGATACTTTGATACACCTCTGCTACAGGCTAGGCATATCGTACCACAAACGGGCGCGGGTGTCAAGGGCTGGATGTAATTGCAAACACGCCACTTACGATAAATGTTAATAAGTCGATATACTCAATTCATCGCGAGTTGTGAGTAACACAAAGCGAAGCTATTGTTACCTTTGTTAATAGAGACGAAGTGCTTGGAAATGGAAAAAATTTTTTGCGAAGGTAATACTCCTCCTCGTCACCGAACTTATTTTGAGCCCTGGGTGGTCGGCAAGATACTCCGTGTTACAGCGAACACTATATATGAGTACTGCGGTATAGCGTGGCGTCGCACCGATGCTACGTACCGACGACAGTACATACAACACATCGCGCTCTCTGCGAGACATACTTCGTTGTATGAAGTAAGCTCAGAGGAGAAACGCTATGTCATCTAATGGTCAAGTAGTTGCAGGTTTGTCAGCAGTAGCGACAAATGCAGGCACGATTGTAGAAGTGCCAGACCTGAAGGTTCCGACGAATCGTATCTATAACTTCGTTACGACCTACAGAAAGGACTACTTCGAAGATCACTCGCTTGACTGGTGTCTCGACGAAATCATCACACGTGGTATCGCTGAGATAACCCGCCAAGTGAAGACTGCACGCAAGGTCGCGGTCGACAAGGCATCAGGTTCGCTCTTGAAAGAGTTCAGCCTGTCGCCTGCCGACGCAAAGAAGCTATTGCTCGACATGCTCGCGAAGCAACGCGCAGAGGCGAACGCGGCTCAGGCTGCGAAGCCGAACGGTTCGACTGCGAAAGCTTCTTGACGAAGTGGCGCGACGCTGTACGTAGTATGTCGCGCAGATGGCGCGATGTTTTGAAAGACTGTCGAGTCTTTTGTGTAAAAACAAAAGTTCGAATAACAGGAGCCTTGTATGGCTCTCTTGAAGTGAATATATATTTTTATTACTCATTCTCAATAGAGCTACGACGAGACTTTGGTTATTCGAACTTTTGTTAACACACGTTTGAGTCGATAGTCTTTAGGAAGGAGATACGTCTATGTCTGTTGATGGACGCGACCGTAAGGTCGTGCGTTCGCCTATTCAACGTGCGGCTATCGCACTTGTGCGACGAGAGATGAAGGAATACGACCAATTGTCTTGTCGGTCCCGCTTGCGCGTCGAACCGCCAAGGGTTTCTCTACTCGATGCGATAGCACAAGAGAAGCTTTCGCATCATGAGCACGGAGAGCGAAGCTGCGCTCACGGCTCTGCGTTGCATGAACCGTGCTCGCTTTGCGAACGCAACGAAGCTGACTGCAAAGCATATCGCGTCGCAGCGATGCAGCGAATCAAGGAATTGCTCAAGCAATTGGAGTAATCCAATTGTCTTGTCAATGTTGTTCAATCTAAGTCTGAGAAAGGCGAAGCAATGCTTAAACTACATGTCGTTGAACAAACCCACTACAACTACGACCGAGACACTAAGTCGTTGAGACGCCAACCCTACAAGGTATATCGGGTGAGTGCGTCGAGCAACGAAGGTGCTCAGGACATTCGACAGGCCATCGACGACTTCATCAAAGACCTTGCCGATGTTCGCTTGCATCTCGGAGAGAGGGAGTAAGACATGTCAACACGTCAGCAAGGCCGACACAACAAAACGACTGTCGTATGTCCGAGGTGCGGCAAGGTCGTGCGTTCACTTCCTCGGCACGAACGGAGGCATCATGGCGACACTCGAAAGAGTAATCGTTAAAATCTATCCGATGAACGAGCAGTCGAATCCATACATCGTAACGTTCGAGCACATTGCTCCGTTCTTCGTATCGATGAAACTTCAAGAGCGTATCTTTGCTCTTTTGCAAGAGGAATTCATTGCAGAAGGAGTGGAGAATATAAAAGCTCCATGAAGAGAAACGTACTGAGTCTCAACTCAGTACTCTCACTCCATAGCAACGTTCTAGAGCTCTGGCGAAGCGGCGTAGCTCGCTCAGAACGCGCAGCGTCGCAAGATGGGGTGAGAGTAGTGGGTTGAAGCGAAGTTCGTGTAATTTTTACAACCTATTGTAAACAAAGGCTTTATAGTTCTTGACATCATGCGCTAAACATGCTACACTTTTACCGTAGCATGGAGGCTAAATTGCGAGTAAGTCAAAACCTTATTGGTGTCCCTGGAGATGAATGTATCTGCGGTCGACGCCGAACTGTTATTCATTGTCCCGCTTGTGGCTCGACGCGTAAGTACGCACGCTCAAATCGAATGCATACTCTCGTCGACGGGACAGAACGTTTTGTCAAGACGCAACTTCGTTGTATGTCGTGCGGTCATGAGTATATCGAAGCTGAATGTGAGTTCTGTGAAGCTCCTCCTGTAGGACCGAAGCTTGCTGCTCAAAAGGTCAAAGCTCTTTACGAAGCAAAGCAAGCCGGCGAACGTCTTGACGGAAGAGACGCAAAGATGCTTCGAATGGCAGAGCTTCTTACAGGAAAGAGTGCAAGCAAGATATCGCCCGAGCAACGTCGAGAGCTCGAAAACAAACTCGATATGATGATTCGTTCTGCATGGGCTGATATGATGTACGCTTTCTCACAAGGCAACGGACCTGAACCTCCTCCATGCGAGGAATGGGTCGCAGAACGAAAGAAAGAGTTTCGAGTCAACGACAACGGAGATTTCGAGCAAATCAAAACCCAAGATGAGGTGTCGAGATGATTACTCCATTTCAATACACAAGAGCCAAGTTTGCTTGCGATATGATGCATTGGGACATAGTAGTCATCGTCGACGGTTTCATGCGTCGACGCGAACTCCGAACTCCCGAGTATTTAAAGCTACAACGAGTTTTGAATCACGCTTACACACAACTCGTGGAGTTTTTCTCCTAATGACCGACGTATCTCCAGACCTACTCGCTGCGTTGCAGCGTCTCGGCGTTACGATACCAGAGACGAAGCCTATCGCCGTGCGGTCTTACGACGAACGTCTTACTCATTGGCATATCATCAGTGGAGCTTTTGAGTGTATGGTCGACATGCGAGACGCTAAGACAAGCCAAGAAGCTCTTTTCTTTTCGCTCGAACAGACGAATTTACAACCGTGGTACGTTCGTAAGGAAGTAGTAGTCGAAACACCATCTGTCTTGTCGGTTTCGAGAGGACAGTGGATTGAATGGATAAGGAGTCGCGAATGAAAGGACATGAAATAGCAGAAAACCTTCGTAATTCGAAGTATCGTTTTACGACAGGTCAGCTTCATAGAGTCGTCGACGGAGAAGACGCTTTCTGCGTCTTGGGCTTAAAAGCCTTCGAAGCAGGAGTTCCTCTGTCGAGACTCGACGCAACATGGAACGTTTCAAGACTCGAACGCTCCGACGATGTGTCAAAAATATACAAAATCAACGACGACGCTGCAAGAACAGCAGTTCTTTACGTCCACAAAGACATCGAATCAGAAAACAACGCCAAGCAAGCTGTCGTTGCTGCCTTCGATTCTCCTGAGTATCGTGACTTCGATTTTCCTGTCGAAGTTTTCATTCAATACCTTAAGGACACAATCGAATGACGAAGATACCTCTAACGAACAGTCAATACTACGCTCTGCAAGCAGGTGTCTTTCTGCTTTGCTTTGTCGGTACACTGTGTCTCTACGCTGTACTGATAGCGCTTATACCGTAGGTTTCGCCGTACTTTCGTACCTACGTAAGTCGTTGCAAGCCAATACCTTACGGCTTGACTCCGACCAACAAGTTTTGGTACCCTAACAATGTACCGAAAAGCTTCTGTGAGGCTACTGTTAACAGTAGTAACAGAAGCATCACAAACCCCAGGTTCAGCAGTTAAACTCAAAAGGAGAATACACAGTATGAAGACGTTCCTAGCAACAAAGGTTCACTACCACGAAAACGAGCGGGACAAGGACAGCAACCTCAAGACGTACATTACCAGCGAGGATGCGTTCAACAAAGCGCTCAAGAAAGCGACCGACGCCAAGGAAGCACTTCCCGAGCTGATTGTCTCGCAAAGCGCTCAGTACAGCGTTGCCGAGACAGTTGGCGAAGCCTTGCGTTTGAGTGGCGTTACGGTCGACGTTTCGCCAATCGACGACTACATCAAGGACAACAACATCGATGTAACGTTGTTCCTTGACACCTACAACAACACCGCTGCGATTCTGAAGCAACACAACGAGTTCGCAGACACCATTCGCGACAGTGCCTTCAGCGCTCAGGAAGGCGCAATCGACCTTGCTCACGCAGTCGCACAGAAGAGCGAGCGCTCGAAGATGACGGTGGAAGACAAGTTCCTCAAGGAACTGTCGAAGCAGGGTATGACGGTCACAGCCGAACAGCTTCGAGCTGCGCTCGCGTCTATCTCTGCTGCAAGCACAACGGCTTCGGCGTCGGCTTAACTCCTCCCGACGTCGTGCAACGCAATCGGCGGTCATAGCGTCCGTCGTTACTCCGTAGCGCCTTACGGCGATGAATTGCGTCATCGCCGTCTTTTTATACCTACGCTCTGTGACACACGACGAGTCTCACCTTCTCCGGAGAGTGAGGATTCGCTCCTCAGAGCGTAGCTATAAGGAGGCAGAAAATGCCAAAAACAGCGAAAGCAGTAAGAAAGACTCGTGTTGTAAATACAGGGCGAAGAGGATTACGTGAGCCAGAACCATCGACTCGCCTTGAGAGAATCAAACAAGCTCTCTCAGGACTCGACTTCGGCTTTACGGTGTTCTTTACCGACGAGCGTGGCGAGAGCATCAAGTATTACTCCGGCGCTGTAGTGCAGGAAGAAGCACGAGGCTGAACGTGGCCATCAAAGCCCGTATCTTCTGGGACACCAACGCTCAAGCCTACGTTGTATCGATGGCATACAATGAGAATCTTAAAGAGACTCTCAAGAAGCTTATCCCTAGCGGAGACCGTTCGTGGGATGAGTCAAGTAAAATGTGGTATGTCAAGGAGCCTTACGGCGAAGCCTTGCGCTCGTTGTTCGTTGCTGGCTATGGGATTCACGCGGTAAGCTTTACATCGAAGCAAGTAGCCGAGCAAGCTCAGCAGGCTTCGCCCAGATACAACACCGGGACTGCCTCGCAGCATGGAGCGATGCTCAACACCTCAGCCGGCACGACGGAAGACGCAATGGTTGCGTTCTTCATGCTTCTGAGCTACGACGCTGCGAAAGCTGCATACCGTAGAGCGGCGATGGACCTACATCCTGACAAACAGTCGGGTGACGGTACGAAGATGTCGAAGCTCAATGATTTGTGGGCCAGGCTCGAAAAGGAGTATTTTAAGCGATGAGCGTTTTTGTCAAAATCGCAGATAAATCGCGGTGGTGCTCTGCGGCTCTAGAATTTGCTGACGAAAGAGTCGTTCCTGGAATGACCGTCGAAATCGACCCGAACTCTATGAAGGTCTTTAAGGACGAGCAAAACAAGAAGTATCGCTCCTACTCGTTAGTAGGAGATAGCCTTGTCTGGCTTCACGAAGTAGAAGGTTTTGCTGTAAGTCGTCTTTGCGAGCACGTACTTGAAATAGGAGACTAAAGGAGACAGCGCTATGACAGATAAAATTGTTCCAACAAGTCCTCCCACAGGACTAACCCTCACCGGAGGTAAGCTCAAATCAACGAGCACTCCATTTCAGGCTCGTGTAAACCAAGCGAAAGCTTCGCAGCTCGACGCTACGGCGATGCCAAACCGTCTCTGCCTAATGCTCGACCGCTCGTCGTCGATGGCCTCGGTCGCGGATTACAAAGACCGCAGCGCGAGTAAAACGAAGATAGACCTGCTTCGTGAGGCTATTGATAATTTTGTTAACAGATGTGACTTTGGCAACACATCGCTCGCGGTCGAGACGTTTCCCCCTCAGCTTGAGCTTGCGCTAACGAGCGTTGGGGTGATGATTACATCAAGCGTCAGCGGACTGAGCGCAAGTGGTAACACTCCAATGAAGGCGTGTGTCGAACGCTGTCTCGAAAAGATTCCCATGACACGTGGCATCATCGTGTCGGACGGCGAAGCTACCGACTGGTACGACGCTGTTTACAATTTTGACGATGCTGAGTCACCAGAGAGACATCCTGTCGACAACATCTTGTCAAAATACAAACAAGCCGAAATACCTATCGACTGTGTCCATATCGGAGACAG